TGTCGCTTTCGTTAAGTTTATTAATCCATGATGCCGACATATAATTTCCTAATTCAATAATTATCAGTGTAACACTAAAAAGAAGTTAAATCAAGTGATTACTGCCTTTTTTCGTGAATTTGGCAAATCGCCAAGTATCTTTAGTCCTCGTGCCCTAACAAGATCCGCAGTCTCTTGCGGGTAGTTTTCCCACTGTGCTTTCCAAAATTCTTCATCCATGGACTCATCACCGTCGATGGCGTAGATTTCATAGTGGCGCTGTTGATTGAATCGTGCCCTAAGTTTAAGTTGATGAATTATTCCAGGCAGAGGATTCTCAGGAATCTTTTCACCTTTGAGGACATACCAACATTCCATTTTCTCATAATTCTCGTATTGAGTGATAGGAATGATTGCTTCAATCCCTCTCATATCCCAAGAAAAAATAAATGCGTTAGTAGTCATCATATAAAACCTCAATTAAAAACCAGTGCGAATAATTTTGCGATCATATGTGTTGCACGATGCACAGTGTCGATCTTGAATTGTTTTTTCGCAGTAACCTTCACGAATGATGGTTGCCGCATTATACTTTGTCCAAGTATGAATACCAAATGTACACCAAAAACTAGTCACGAGTAAAGACTCATCGCGCAATGCTCTAAATGTATTTTCTTCTTCAGGTTTCATTACTAGCTCCACATCAAAGTAAACCATGCTGCATCTTTTTTGCACTGAATAAAGATGACATAATCCACTATGTTCCAATTACCAGATAAGTTATCATTGCACCAATTTCGAATTTTAGGAGTCATGATATAGTCGTTTGTATAACCATACCATCCTTCAGCAGAATACACACCATCATACCAAACAAGTTTAATCACCGGCTAAACCCAGCATATCATGAATGCAATAGCATCAGACTTTGTTTCAAAATGAAAATCAGAATCCCAAGGGTTTTCACCATCATAAAACCAGCATGAAGTCCAACGAGTAGAGTCTGCGTCATCTGGATCGACTAAATTTAAATGTTTCACTTTATGTTTGATGTTGCAAAATTTCAGCCAATCCAGAATTTCTGCAAGAGGAAAGATAACATTACCGTCATTGCTTTCCCGTACTCGTACTGCGAATTTTTGTCCACGGCGAACTAATTTGAATTTATTCATCTTGCATTAAATCCTAAAGCACCTTGACACGACTAAGTTGGGTGACCTGATCGTCACGGTGAGCCTTGATTGTGCCTTTGATGGTGATGTCACTGCCGAGGATCAACTTTTCACGATAGGTAAAAAGCACCGCCTGATCATTCTCACTGATTCCAGTAACATAATTTATATTCCATTTAATGGAATAAAAAGACTTTAGAATTCGGATTTTAATACTGCTGACTTTCTCACCAATATTGCCGATATACCCACCAGCAGCCTGCCTTATCTGAGTATCAACTTTCAAGCGATCCATTGCTCGTTCATAGCAAGAAGGCAAAGATGCGGCCACTGCCAAAGAGTAGTAACCGTTGACCGTGTCACTTTGCGCGATATTCAGAGCAGTGCTATCGAAAGCAGACATGTGTTGTCCTTGCAAAATTTTAAAAGTCAAACCCTGCAAATGCAAACGAACTTTCTGAGCAAGTTCATGGTCGGCTTCGGTAATAGGGTCGATGCCCTGTAAGAAATTATGAATTAGTTTTTTATTCGCAATCTTGACCTCAGGAGAATCAACACCGTCAGCAGGCGCCGCGATCACATCTTCTTTAAGATATGCGCCGTTAACACGCTGGGCAGCACAAGCAGCAGCAAATACGGTGTCAGTGGGATAAGACACTTCACGAACAGGACGACGGGCCATTTACAGACTCCTCTTTGATTCGATTTATACCCAAATTATAGCAAGATTGGGCATCAATGTCAAGCATTAAATACGAAAAATCTCATTTTCCTAACTGTTTGATTTTGTTAGGTTTTTTAAGAAATCAAGAGAGAATGCCCCGGTGAAATGTGGAGCATTCTCTCTTGAGTATTCTTACTTTTTAGACTTAGCAGCAGAGTCGGTGGTGGGGTTATTTACGAAATCATACATTTGTTTCGCTGTATCCAGTACCATTACTAGTCCAGGATATTCAGGCATCTTTACATTGGTAATGATGACACCCTTTTCATCACGAGTGCTGGTAACTTCCCATCCCAGATACTTTGAATGATATTCTTGAACCAGGAAGTCTTTGGCCATTCCAAGAATTTCTGTGCGGAGTTCGTAACCGTTTTTGCTAACGGTAAGAGTTGGTGCTTTTGGCTTTTCCATGTTCATTCTCCTTAAATTACAGAATAAAACATAGAAAGTGTCATGGCATACATGACACTGAGGGCACTAAGATAAAAAGCACGAGTAATTAGTAGTTCATAGTTCATTTTATTTCTCCTGTGTGTGTGTGTGTTTTGTGTGTGGATTATCCACGAAGTATTTATCATTGTGCACCGCGCACAATAGAATATCAATCTGTGTAATGTCTTAGGTAAAGATAATGTTGGAGTCCACAGGCCGTTCTGGATTGACATTGTTGATTTTAAATCCCTTTGAGAAAAAGGATGTACACCAACCGTCTTGTCTTCCAGCTCCTGGCCCCCAAAAATCAATTCTACCAAAGCCACTATCGATCAAGTATCTCTGTAGGTGATTATAGTGCCATCTATCAGAATTGTCAAGAATGATGATACCCGAATCCTTGATATACTTGGAAGCAATATATCCAGTCAATGCTCTGGCCATACCATCGACAACAATGATATCATAATAGTTTTTAGGTTTGACGGCGATATCAGAAGCATAACCTGCAAACTCTTTATTAAGAAGTCCGTGTGCGATATCGTGATCACGGTCTCCACTGAATGGCAAGTCCCAGGCCAATTCGTTGAAGAATTCATCGATGAGTTCCTGTGCCCAAGGAATAACTTTATCGTTCTCCTTGACCACACTTATATTTAACTTGGCATCATCGATTGTTTTAAGTTTCTCTGCCCATTCTGGGCTATGTTCCACTGATGCATATTCAGCGACGGTGTTCTTTAAAAACAAAGTACCATAACCAGATCCATACTCAAATACCTTTGTGTCTACGGTTATGATGCCTCGTAGAAAATCAACTGCTGGATAAGTGAACCAAGGCAAGTATCCGCTGTCGTCCAGCGGAATACCATTGAACCATCCTTTGTTCTGTAGATAAAGATATCCAAATGTAGAAAGTTGAAATCTTGCTGTGTCTGGCACACAAAGTCTCTTTGGCATACCGCCTGTTTCTTCTACTATTTGAATAGGCTTATGCATTGATGGTTTCAATATATTCTCCCACAGTGCCGTATAATGTTATCATCATTGCAATTTTATGATCGTACACTTTGATATAAGGAATCTTCTTGGTTCTTTCCACAATATAACCCAAATAGAAAGGACATTGTATTTTCTTGTTTATATTTTTCATTGTGCTTGATGTCCATCCCAGTGGTATTGACGGAAATGGAAATGTGTAGAATGCTATCCGTGCATATTCAAATGCTGCTTCACCTTCGGTGGTCAATCTTAGGCCTGCACCTTGTCGTCCAGTGGCAAACCATCTGAACACAAGTTTATCGATTGCTGTGTCTTTCCAAGGAGTAGCTGGATCATCGCCTACTTCAGCCAGAATTACTTTGACTATTTCAGATTTACTTCGAGGATAGGTCATCCGGATATACTACTCGGCCTTCTGTTAAAAACACGACAGAAAATTTAGTTGTTTTAAACTGATTATTGAGTTTGCGACAAAGATTTCGTGCATGACCTGGGTTTGAGAAACTTGTTTTTTTATACTTGGGAGCAACATCGTTTGCCAGGTAATGAGAAGATTTTAAATTTATAGGTTGACCATCATAATAAACAGCCCAGATTCCAGCCGCCTCCACGATTTGGTCACACTTATAAGTCTTTTTATCCACATGTTCCAAAATCACGACCGGCTGAGTTCTTGCCATTTTTAAATGCGCCCCCTGTAATCTCTACTTTTATCACATCCGTGTCGTCTTTCTGTTTATTAGACGACAACTGATGCAAATCCAACAATAACTTAGCGAGTTCATCACGCAGGCCGCGGGCTTCTGACATAGGAAGTACTACATCTTTGTTCTGCTTGGATTCCATTAATGAAATCTTGTCGATGAACCTTTTAATGTTAATCATTTTGCAGAGTATTTATCACATTCATGGCTTCTTCTTCGGTCTTGAACGGGCCTTTATAGGGGTAACGCTGAATAAAAATGTACTTGGGGCAGAAAATAGTCTGACTTACGCCATTTTGGTTCATCGCAAACCATCCTGCTGCATGTTGGCACTTGCTCTTTTTAGTCTCAGTGAAGATATGCAATCCACGCTGAATGTCGAATACAGAATTATGAGTCTTTTGAGTGGTGGGATACTCGGGATAAGGAAGACTTGCTTTAGATTTAGTTGGTGGCTTGATAGATTCAAACCTGATATGAGTACTCTTTTTCAATTCATCTGCGTTGTTGAATTGAAGAAAGTTTCCGTTGATCTTGACTCCGAAACCCGAGTTGTTGGCTTCGATGTTGCCGACTTTCTTTTCGCCATCAGTGACGATCCAGAATTGATCCTTGACGATGGGCTTTGCTACCAGTTCATTCATGTGTATGTTCCACTTTTAAAATATTAAAAATCATTTCTTTGGCTTCATCTTCAGTTAGTTCAACACAACTGTCATGGTTAAATTCTCTATCTCGATTCTTTATCCATTCAAACTTATTATCAGAATTTAGTTTCACCACTCGATTGGCACCGTATAGAATTGACATTCTTGGATGATAGGAAAATGAAAGCCAAATCATTTCACCTTTCATTTTGGTTTCTACCCAGTGCCGTTCACGAGGCCTTAGAAACCCACTCATTAGGCCAGAATCCCTTTGTACGAGGATCCCAGCCACTTTGCGTAAGTTTCTGCCTGATCAGTGATCTTCTTCAATTCATACTTGGCTCCAAACTTCATCAGATGAACGCCAACCATTGGAGTAAGAGTGGTGCGAACATTCTCACGAATAGTATTGTCTACTGTTTCTTTAACATGCGCAGGCTGTGCGGCCAGATCAATCAGAACACGGTTTCGCTCGTAGTCATCTTTGACACGGTGTTCATTGCCATCGTGATCAGACCAGCGTTGAAGCATCATGTTGT